GGCGACGACGTACAACGCGTCTCGATCATCCCGATCGGCACCTGCACCTGGGCCCCGACCTGCACCTGGATTGTCGCACAGGACATCCTTGACTGGCTCGGCATCGCTGTGGCGACCGCGGCCGACCAGGCGTTCGTCACGCAATGCGCAGCTGCCGCTAACGCGTTCTGTTACCGCCGCCGCCAAGAGGCTGGCTACCTACAGGACAGTCTGACAACGGTGCCGTCCGGCGACGTGAAACTGGGGACCATTCAGTACGGCGGCATGTTGTACCGGCAGCGCGGGTCCATCGACTCGTTTGCCCAGTTTGACACCAACGCCATGAACCCCGTGACGGGCCTGTCAGGCGTCATCAAACAGCTGCTGGGCGTTGACCGCCCCCAGGTCGCCTAATGACCGTAGCGGCGTACACAGACCTGTTTAACGAGACGCTGGACGACCTTGCCAGCGTCATCGGGACCCGCACAGGGCTGCCGGTCGTCACCGACCCCCGGAACCTGCAACCCCCGTGCGTGTTCATCGACGCGCCCCGGTTCACAGCCTGGTCGTCGGCAATCGCCAAAATGGACTTCCCGGTGCGCGTCATCAGCCTGGGACCCAACAACCTTGACGCCCACCGAAACCTGCTCAACATGGCGGCCCTGCTACTGACCGCCGGTATCGGCGTCACCGATGGCCGCCCAACCGTGGCGATCATCGGCGGCGTCGAACTACCCGCCTATGATTTGACCATCAGCATTCAGGCCCAGGCCGCATAGGAGACAGCACATGGCAAAGATCATCAGCCCCCGCGTCGGCACACCGGGCGACGAATTCGATGAAGACGCCGCAGCCGCGGCTGGCATCAACGTCCAGGCGTTGATCGACGGCGGGTTCATTTCCACCAGCAAGACCGCAAAACCTGCTAAAACAAAAGACACCAGCACCGAGGAGTAACACTCATGGCAACCAGCACCGTCCTTTCCAACCCGGTCGTCACCGTCAACTCGGTCGACATTTCCGATCAAGTGACCAGCGCGATCTTCCATCAAAATGTGACCGAGCTGCGCGCAACGGCGTTCGGCGACGTTTCCGAGAAGTACGTGGCCGGATTGGGCGAGTACTCGGTCGAGTTGGAGTGCTACCAGTCGTTCGCCGCGAGCGAAACCTGGGCAACCCTCAAGGCCCTTGTCGGCACCACGACCACCGTTACGGTCAAGCCGAGCAGCGGCGCAGCCAGCGCGACGAATCCAGTTCTCACCCTGACGGGGGCCTTCTTGGCCGAGCTGCCGACGAATTTTTCGCTGGGGGCCCTTTCGACGGCCAGCGTGGTGTTCCACGGGGGCACTTACAGCGAAGTCACCAGCGCGTAACCCGCGCACAACGAAAGGTAGCCCGACATGCGTTTATCGTTGCGTTACGAACGCGAACAGCAAGTACACGAGGTCACAACCAACCTGGCGGTTATCGTCGCATGGGAACGCAAATTCCGTGCAAAGGCCGCACAGCTCGCAAACCAGATCGGTGCCGAAGACCTGCTGTACCTGGCGTTCGAGGCGTCAAAGCGTTCCGGCATTGTCGTCCCGGCCGACTTCGACAAATTCGTCGAGACGGTCACCGACATCGAAGTCGTTGACCAGGAAGACGAAAACCCTACCCAAGCGGCACCGTCCGCAGATCACTAGCTGAAATGCTGGTGGCCCTGCATTGGTGGCCACCCGACGTAGAGTTCGACCTAAAGGACCTCAACACCGTCGCAGCGGTCCTCAAAGACCAGCAAAGGCAACGACGTGGCCGTTAGCACATTCGAGATTCACGGCATTCAAGAGGCCCTGAAAACCCTCAATGAACTCGATCGCACGCTACGCCGACAGATAACCAAAGACATCCAGGGCGGCGCAGGCCGCAAACTCGTCACCGCCGCCAGGGCACTAATCCCAACCAAACCACCGCTATCCGGTATGGCCCGGTCACCGTTGATCGGCGGCCGCGAAACAACACAATGGGACCGCGGTCAAGTCGAACGCGGCATACGCACGATCGTCGGCCAGCGTGCCCGGCCACCCAAAACGATCACGTTCAGCAACGGGCGCACGGCGCGGTTTGAGGGCAAACCGTATTCGTTGCTGGTGTTGCAACAGAAAGACGCAGCCGGGGCAATTTGGGACCATGCGGGCATTGGCAAATCAAACACCGTGTTTGTTCAGAACCTGTTGACCGAGGGCGACCACGTCGGCCCAGCCGCCGCGCCACGCGTCCTGCAACCCGCCGCTGAACAGACAACCCCCATGATCGAGGACGAGGTGCGTACAATCGTTAGTGACGTAATGCGCATCATCAACCGAAAACTGGTGTAACCGTGGCAATCAACATCCCCATTTTTTCCAGCCTGGACACCAAAGGGTTTGACCGCGCCAAAAAGGAATTCCAATCCCTTGAAGGGTTTGGGGCGAAAGCCGGGTACATCGTCAAAAACGCAATGCTGCCGATTGCCGCGGCCGCGGGCACCGTCGCAGCCGGGCTCGGTGTGGCGGCCAAAGCCGCAGCCGACGACGAGAAAAGCCAGGCACAACTCGAGCGGCAGCTGCGGTCCACCCTCGGTGCGACCGATGCACAAATCAGCGCGATCGGGGACTACGTCGACAAAACCCAGTTGAGCCTGGGCGTTACCGACGACATGGTGCGCAGCGGCCTCGGAACTCTTATCCGGGCGACCCGCGACGCAACCAAAGCACAAGACCTGATGAACCTCGCCATGGACATATCCGCGGCGACGGGCAAGGACTTGGACAGCGTTTCTTTGGCATTGAGCAAGGCATACCTGGGTCAGTTCACGGCGTTGCAGAAACTGGGCATACCGCTGGACGCAAACATCATCAAGACGAAAGACTTTGCCAAAGCGACCGAAACGCTTACCGACACGTTTGGCGGCGCGGCCCAGGCAAACGCAAACACGTTCAGCGGCCGCGTGCAACGTCTCAAAATCAGGTTTGACGAAATGATCGAGACGGTCGGCTACAAGGTACTGCCGCTACTGACCGATCTGGTTGACAACATCACCAAACTAACGGACGCGTTCGGCGAGGGTGGCGCAGCCGGTGCCCTGCGCGCATTCCGCGGCATGATGCAGGACCTAACCCGGTCGAATGACGGCACCATCAACTCATTCGGCACCCTGATCAACGCCCTGATTACGGTCCGTAACGCGGTCGCCCACGTCCTCAACGCATTCATTCGCCTGTACAACGTCATCCCAATCCTGGACGACCTGCCGACGATCGACACGCTCGAGCAACTGGGCACCAACCTGGGCGACTTCTACAAGTCATTCAGTAGCGCAACCCAGGCCGCAGAGGCGCAACGCAAACTGAACAGTTACATGGGTCCGGTGGCGGCCCGCAACGTGGAAGAACTGGGCAAGTACCAAGAGGCGTACAAGTCGCAGCTGCGCGAAACCGTCGACGCCGAAGACGACATGTCAAAAGCGTCGGGCGGCTCAAGCAAGAAACTGCAACAGAAAAAGAAAGACCTGAACGACGCTACAAAGGCGGCCAAAGAATACGCCGCGGCGTTAGGCGACGCAGTCGAAACCGTCCGGGACCAATTCAGCCCAGCATTGCAAGCCGCCAACGAACGGCTCACCGACGCCCAGGGCATCTACAACGACTACTACAAGTCGATTCGTGACGGTGTCACCGGCATCATGGACATCGGCACCGCATGGTCCGAGGCCGCCAACAGCGAGGGCGCAAAAACATTCTTCGGGGTTCTGGGTGACCAGGCAGACAAGGCACGCCGCCTAGCCGCATCGCTGGAAACGCTGATTAGCCGCGGCCTTGACGACCCAACCCTGCTGCAATCCATTCTCAACCAGGGCGCAGACACCGGGTTAGCGATCGCTGACAGCATCATTGCCGGGGGCGACACGGCCCTCAAACAGTTGAAAGGCTGGTCCAACACGGTTGGCATGGCCGCCGACCAGATCGCCAAACTGTCGGCCGACAAATGGTTCAAGTCTGGTGTCGATCAGGCGCAGGCCGTCGTCAACGGCATCAACAGCCTGATTGCCGACACCGAATTCGCCCTGAAATTCGTGGTCACGATCGAGGGCGCAGAACAGTTGGGTGGCATGTTTGGGACCAACGCGGCCACGGTCATGGGCGGCGGCACAGCTGCACCAATGTTCAACCCGGCCGACTTTTCAGCGGCGGCCTTCATGGCCCTGGGGCAACCGGCTGGCAACGTGCAGACCTCGAGCGTCAACATCAACGTGAATGGCGGCGACCCAAACGCGGTCGTGACCGCCCTACGCGCCTACATGCGGCAGAACGGTTCAATCCCCGTGCGCACCGCCAACATCTACTAATGCCACAGGTCTACGCAGTCGCCTACACCACGGACGGCACGAACTACACCACGCTGTCAAACGTCCAGTCGGTCACGGTCAACATCGGTCGCCAGGCACTCGTCGATTCATACAACGCCAGCACCTGCCAAGTCCTGATGCGATACCCCAACGGGTTTGCCAGCCCGATCACGCAGCTGGTGTCCGGGACACGCATCCGCATCAGCAACACGACCAGCGGCAAAATAATCTGGTTCGGCCGCATCAGCGACGTGGACGTGTCCTACGCCATCCCCTACGCATCAAACGTCGGCCCGGCCGACTACATGACGATAACCGGCGAGGGTGCTTTGGCGGCCTGGGCTCGAGCAAACGGAAACGGCTACTCGATGGCGGCCGGAACAGCGACCGCGCAGCTGTCAGCCGCAGCCATCTCAAACGGCCTGTCGCAAACCAGCACCTACAGCGGCAGCGACAACCCGACCGTGGCAGCAACAACCGTGAGCGGGTCCTGGGGCGACTGGGCAAACAAATTCACCGCGACCCTGAACGGCCGCATCCGCGAAGGCAACAACCAGGTCGTGTTCGTATCCAAATACTCGATCGGCAACAGTTCGATCGGCTTTAGCGACACCCTCAACAACGCATCCTGGCAACGCTACGACGTGATCGACTTTCGCAGCCTCTCCCAAAACTATTGGACCCAGGTGACCGTCACCCCGGATTCGTTCGGCGCGGCCACAGTCCAGACAGGGGCGTCGCCATACCGCACTTTGACCTTGTCGACCTACAACTCGAGCACCAGCCAGGCCACCGACCTGGCGAACTACCTGCTGGGCGTCTATTCGGCACAGACCTTTCAGATCGGGGCCATCTCGGCGATCGCCGAAAACCAGGCGTCGTTTCAGCTTGACGCGATCGGCACGGGCTTCTGGGATTGCATCGGAAACACGATCGCAATTCAATTCCGCGGCCAGACCTACTACGGCGTGATCGAAGGCGGCACAATGACCGCCGACCCGAACACGTCCCGGTACACGTTCTACCTATCAGGTTCGGATCTAAACTCGTACCTGATCCTCAACAACCCGGTGCTCGGAAAACTCAACTCAAACAAATTGGGGTACTAAATGGCGATCAAGACATTCACCAGCGGCGAGGTCCTGACCGCATCAGACACCAACACGTTTCTCACAAATGCGGGGTACGTCTACATCACCGAATTGACCTTCGCCGGGTCAACCCAAACCTTTCTCCGCATTCAAAACTGCTTTACGTCAACATACGACAACTACCTAATTGTGTGTTCCGAGATGAAAATGAACACCAACCTGGCGACCGTGCAGCTTTATCTCGATCACACCGGCCGCAACGACCACTACTACGGCGGCAACGACATCAACATTGCAACGGCCACATCGGGCGTGGTGGCGGCGGCCGGCGTTGTCGGGCAATTCATCGGCTGGACAAGCCAAAATGCAATGGACACGATGATTTCAATTTCAGCCGTGACCCGAGCGAAACGAAAAGGTTTCCACGTCCAATACAGCCACGATTCTTATGCCGGAGTCAACAACGGCCAAGACCGATCAACAACAGCACGCACCGGGTTCGACATCGTCGTCTGGGCGGGCGGCACCCAATTCAACGACGGACGCGTCCGCGTCTACGGAATGAGGCAACCATGACCGAACCACGACCCAGGATTCTAATTCTGGACGCCCTAACGGGCGAAGTTACCGACCGTGAACTAGACGACGACGAATTCGCCGCTTATCAACAACAGGCTCAAATAATTCGAGACGCAGGACTTGACCGCCATTGGATCGGAGACCAAAAAGAATGATGTGGCGCGCCGCGTTGGCGGCGTTGATGATCACAGCCGTCATGGTGGCATGCACCGTGCAACGGGTCCCGACCGAGTGTTACACAACGTCGACAACAACCACCATCAGAACCAAAAACAAGGCGTTCGGCTACACCCCAACCAGCGTCGTTGCCCGGAGTGTTGAATGCTGAAAAC